GTGATGTAGGCCCACTCCAGCTTGGTCGGGTCTACGATCATCATGGAGTGACGGTTGGTCTCCTCGTAAGAGAAGAGCGGGTGCGTCTTCAGCGTGATCATGCCGAAGGGCGTGGTCCACTCGACGACCTGAATCCCGAAGGCCGCCTCGCGATAGGCGATGTTGTAGGAGCCCGCGTTCAGGACGAGCCGCTGGATGCCCAGCAGGGCGCCGCTTCCGCACAGCGCGAGACGCTCGGTCCCACCGTAGCGGAAGATCTCCTCCAGATGCTCATTGAGCCACTCGACACCACCAGCGATCCAGGTGGTGCCGTCCCAAGCAGTAGCCGGGTCGGTCTCGTAGTCCTGAATCGTGCCATACTCTTTGATGAAGCTGAGCAGACCCCGAGTGGTATATTCGGGCTTACCGTTCTCGCCAGTGCCCAGAGAGTTCACGCCCCAGATCAGCGCCTTCTCCATCTCGATGGAGTGCTGCTCCAGCGCATCCCGCTTGGCCTCGAGATATGCGTCCTCGGTGCGCAGGCGGGTCTCCATCAGAGTCCGGCTCAGGTCCAGCGAGTTGCGGAAGATCTGAGTGTAGTTCTCGAACTCCGTGGGAGTCTGGTTGATCGCCTCGGGCCGCGAGCCGCCCATAGGATTCATGTTACCGATGATGAGGATGCTGTCAGCATTGCTCAGGTCGTTGCTCGCGCTGTTGTCGTCGTCCTCGAGCAGCGTGACCACTAGGTAAGAGCTGGCCCCGTTAGAGACGACGGCATCGACCTTGGCTACGACATCCACAGTGTAGTCGCTGGCGTCCCGCAGGAGGACCTGGTGGCCCTGGCGGAACATCCCGAGACCTGCTACCGGGATATTGACGTAGAGCACGTCGCCACTCACACCACCCGAGACATAAGCACTCGAGAGCGCAGAGTCCAGGAAGATATTAGTGACGGCGCTGCGCTGCGTGGTGAGCGTCTTGGTCCACCAGTGGTAATGCGCGTCGGGCACTTTTCTGGTGGGCAGCAGCGCTGTGATGGCCGTCAGGGGAGCCATCCCGTTCGGGAACAACCTGAGTATTCCCGAGCGCCAGCTCTCCTCCCGCTCGTTCGAGGTGAGGTCATCAATCGCCCGAAGGCCTACAAAATACTGGTCAGCCATTGCTTAATGCTCCTTTAAGAGTCGTAGCACAGATACGCAAGATTATTGCGGATCTTATGCGTTGTCCGGCCTCAGGGAGACCACTTGGATGAAGTCGAGTGCCAGTACCTTATTCGCCCCTGCAGTATGCGTGATAGCAGCGAAGAAGGGAGCTAGCCCGATACCAGTTGGGATGTTAGTGGTAACAGTGCCCAAGAGGTCTCGGTCGAGATACAGCTTCAGATCAGTGCCATCGTAGTAGAACGCTATCTCATACCAGGTATCTGCTGCGATGGTCTTTCCATGATCCGCCGTCTCAGTTGTCCCAGCCGCATTCTTAACGATGGTGCCTATCTTCCCATTAGTCTCGCCAATGACGAAGTAGATACCATTCGGGTCAGCTGCGAATGGATTAGCTGTGTTGGCAGATATTCCTATCCGAGCGTGGATGCCTGATGAAGCTGTGGCAATATAGAACCTAGCGCTGAACCAGTAAGGCCGCGCAGACGCTAAGTTTATAATGCCAGGGGCATCCCACTCGAAGTGTGCTCCATCACCTATAGCCGTGTTGTCAGTAGCGAAGTCCACTTCCCCATTGAGGGAGTAGCTCGCACTGATGAGCGGCCCTGCGTTCAGCCCGTTACCTATAGCGTTCGTCTTCCAGCCGCCAACGTTGGTGCCTGCGGCTTGCCAGAAATAGAAGTCATCCTTCAACTCCGTGAATGCCATTAGGTCGAACTGAACGGGCAGTTTAGCCCTAGGGCCATAAGCAGGAGGCACGACGAGGTTCCCGGCCTTAGCCGCAGTCAGCGTGTCAGGAGGGTTCTTACCTCCAACTATACCGTGAACCTCGAGGGGCTTAATTGCCGGCATTAGCCGCCTCCTTTATGTGCCCTGGATGAGCTCGACAACTACCCAATGGACGCCGTTGGAGTAGTAGGTGACCGAGTCCTTATCCACGTCCAGGACCGCCTGAGTCTGATAGGTGTCATCGCCAGCGTCGTCCACAGTAACCTGCGCCGTGTCCGCCAACTCAGCGATGATAGAGAAGATCATCCCCGCCGCCTGAGCTACCGGCGGCAGAAGGATATCCTTGTCGTTGGTGCCGGAACCTGTCCAGATGACCAAGCGGTCCTCTATGGACATCTGATAGTCCTCGTTGGTGACGTTGACTATCGAGGTCCTCCGAGCACGCTGGTCCATGTCCCTTGCAGTTTTCTGCGTGGCCTGGTTCATTACCTCATTCCTCCACTAGGTTCTAGTTATCTCGATCTGCACACGGCACTTCGCAGCAGAGCCTCCCGGTGTGCTAGGATAGACTCTCACATACTCTTCTGCCGCGACAGCATTGTTAGGCTCAGACGAGGGGATAGCCCCACTATCGTCAATGTCTCCAGCAGCACTTCCGGAGAAGGCAATAGTGATGTCATAGGACCCGCCTATGTCAGTTCCACCATTGACGTTAGTGCTCAGCGTCGCGTCACTCACGCCGAGCGCTCCGAAGAGCACCGTTCGGACCCTACTGACGTAGCCCGCACCATCACTAGGCACTACGACGTAACAACCTGTCGCAGCGCTCAGATCGTCAATCTCCTCTTCCAAGACGTAAGTTGAAGAGATAGTCCCGATGATGCTTCCAGCTACCCAGAGATCACCGTCAACAACTACGTTGTCTGATATGTTCACACTCCCCTCGATAATCACATCGTCAGAGAACTGAACATCCTCAGTAAAGACGGTCTTGTCGTCTAGCGTTACTATCCCTGCGCGAGCGAGTTCACCTTCGATGGCCATTGACAGTCCTCCTTAGGCGTCAAACGCAGGGTCGATCTGAATAGTGACAGTGCAGTCATTGCCTGATGCTGTCCCCAGCGGAAGCACCGCCAGGTATCTCACGTCCCCTTGAGCAACATTGCCCAGGGCGTAGGTATTAGGCTTTAACGACTGCACATAGGAGAGCACTTTCACAGCGACATCTCCAGGGGCAAAAGCGCTAGGACCGAACTGGATGAAGTCCTCGGAAAGAGCTCCCTTACCATCACTGAGATAGATAGCCATAGAAGTCAAAGGCCCTGCCTCAGTCTGGTAATAGACAGCCGACATCTTAGTAATACGACCAGACGCGGCAGCTCTAAAAGGAGTCTGTGAGGGCACTCCAGTATCGTCTATCCGCACAGTCTGGACAATGTCCTGTCCTGAACTTAGCCCGAGCTGTGACAGCTTCGACGGAGACGTAATAGTCAGGTCACCACTGAGCACCATAGACTGTTGAACTACGAGGCTCTTATCACCTGTAAAATTAACCGCCGAAGCACTGTTAGACAGAAAGTGGCAATCGCGCGTGAAGACTATCCGATCCTTAAGGATCCTCAAGCCCTCCGAGCGAAGCCTCGATGCAACACCCATTAGTTCCTCCTAGCTTCTTGCAGGTAACCCTGCGGCTTAGCGCCTTCCAGCGCCCATCATCGCAGCGATCTCACTCGCCACACCGCTAGGTTTACGAGGCCGAGTTCTACTACGCGGTCCATCAGGCAGGGACGGAGCTCTGCGCCGACGCGACTTCTTAGCCTTCTTGCCCTTTGCCTTGGCCATACCAAGGGACGTGCGGACAGTATTGGCTGTCATAGTTAGCGCATCGGGATAACTCATGTCGGGGTTCGCAGCAAGGACCTGCTGGAACTCCAGAGCCACGTAACGACGAACAGGCAACAGGTCTTCATTCGCGCGGAAGAAGTCCGATACCATCTGCTGATTCGCCGTTTCATGAGATACCTGACGTTGAACCACCTGCGGCACACGCTTGAGGACGGCCTCCCGAGTTACCTCAGCCGTGTGCGCTACCACTTTGTTCAGAAGCTCATTCAGAGCCTCCCGAGATTCGAGAGCCTTGTCATAAGCTTCCTCATCGACAAACTCTATCGGTTGGAGCTCTAGAGGGGCGAGCTCCTCAGTCTCTTCTTCGAGAGGGACTTCAGGACCCGAAGCCTGCCGGTCGAGAGCTTTCTTGAGCGCCTCGTTTTCGGCTCTCAGTGCCTCTGTGGGATCTTCCTCTTCATCGTCATCGTCATCTTCGCCATCCTCATCATCAGTTGCACCAGCTTCGTCTCCATCGCCATCGTCGTCCTCGTCCTCCTCTTCATCGTCTAGCTCTTCCTCATCTTCGTCGTCATCTTCGTCTTCGAGTTCCTCCTCGCTCTCATCCCCATCGACTTCGAGCTCTTCTTCGGTCTCGGCAGTTTGTTCGGTTTCGGCGCCCCGATCTTCCTCAGCTTCTTCGGCATCGGTATCCTCCTCAGTGACTCCAGCACCAAGCATGGCCTGGATCTGCTGATCGACGTTAGCGGCTCTCGGCTGCTCTTCCTGCGGCGTCTCTTCTGACTTCTTCTTCGCCATCTTTAAGCTCCATTTCCTTTTGCTGAGCCAGGCGCTCAGGCATCTCTAAGAAAGTGCGGATTTGAAAAGCCTCACCCTGGAGATTCCCTAGCTGCGAGAGAATAGCCAAAGGATGACCGGCGTTTTCTCCTAGGACCTCCATCTGATCCCGCCGGGAGACCAGACTTGCGAGAAGCCTCCGCTTGATATCCTTCCAAGCAGTAGACTTCTCTATGTCCCGAGGATCGCGCGGGCTGGAGTGAAGAGGAACATCCTGGTCAGCATCGCTCGAGCCCTCAAGCTGCGCCGCCAGAAGTTCCTCCTCCACATCAGCCAGCAATTGCTCCGATGTTTTCAACGTCCCCACCTGGACCTCCTTCTCTAAGCGGAACAAGATTGCCTCGCTCTCGTTCCCGTTCCGCCTCCTCATCGGAGACAACCTGAGCATTAACAGGGCGTCTGTTGAACTGCTCTACATTTGTAGCACCTGCGAGACGCGCCCAATGCTTGAAGATCCGCACTGGATCGAGCTCCTGGAGGAGGGCTTCGTTAGAGGATACCTGCGTAAACATCTGCGCCCAGACCTGTGGGTCGCCGCTGTTAGGCAGAGATCCATCGTTAACTAACACGTCGTAGTCGACTAGGAGATCCTCGGGCGAAGCGAATACCTTATCAACGTCGGCATCGACGCCCAAGATATTACGGAGCTCTTCCTCATGCCTACCCTTGAGGGAGATCCACGCCTCCTCAGTCATAAACTGCTGCGTGTTAGATGCGTACTGAGTACCAATGTCAGAAAAGGTCATG